GCTGCTTATGATTATTTTATGAAAGCCACAAGCACAAATGGAATTTCATACGAGATTATTAAAAAGAAACTTCCAGTTATTAACGAAGAGATTTCAGCAATTCTTTCTAATGTTGTTGACTTTGATGTTTTCTTTGAGGATGATGGTTCAAAACTTAATATCAGTATTCAGCATCCAAATGGAGATTCAAGACCAATTGAAATGGGTTCGGGAGCAGAGAAATCTATTGCTGCTATGGCTATACGACTTTCTCTTCTACAAGTATCTAATCTACCAAAATCAAATTTGTTTATATTAGATGAACCAGGAACTGCTCTTGATAATGAAAATATGGAAGGGTTCATTAGAATTCTTGATATGATCAAAAATTATTATGATACTGTCCTTCTTATTTCTCACATGGATGCTTTAAAAGATGTGGCAGATCAAATAATAACTATTGATAATAAAGATGGATTCGCTTATATTACTATTTAATATATGACCTTCTTAATACAATATTGGAAATTAATAGCGGGAGCGGCATATATAATTGCTGTTCCCGTTTATTTTTATGTAACAGCTTCAAGCGCAAACAAAAATTTAGAGACAGCATTAGAAACTTCACAAGCATCAAATCAAAAACAAATTTCTATACTTAGAGAATCTTTAGAAGATCAAAGAGTAGCTTATGAAAAAATGTTTAATGAATACCAAGAAAAAATGAATGCTGCTCAAAAACAACACGAAACAGAATTGGCTAAAATAAAAAAAGCACAAGCTGATCAACAGTGGCAATTATCACAAAAATTTAAAGCTGACCCTGCTGCTGTTAACGAAGAATTAGAAAAAAGATTTGGATTAAAAAAATGATATTATTACTCGCATCATTAGCATTTGCTCAAGATTATGCCCCTATCAAAAAAGGGCAACCATCACCAATAGACGGAACAGTATTAACCGCAGAAGCTATGGCTACAATTATAGCTAAGGGTGATGCAGATATCGCAACTTGTAAAGAAGAAGCAAAGTTTGAATTGAAGAAACAACAAATTGAATGTGAATTAGATACACAAAAACTTGAGTATGATGTTGAATCAATCAAGAAAACCGATGAAGAAATACTTAAAGCAAAACAAGAAGAATTAGATAAAGTTTATAGTTTAGTTAAAAAACAAAATAGGAATCTAACACCTGTATGGATTGGAGTTGGATTTGCTGCTGGACTTGCTACTTCATACGGAACTATATATCTTTACGAAAATTTAACAAACGAGTAAGAAATGAAAAATAATTTATTTATATCTCAAGAATATGAGAATAAATTAATAAATTGGATTAAAAATAATATTAAAAATAGATCTTTTACTAATGAAAAAACCGCAATAGTTCAACTAAGTTATGAATATTCTGGTATTTTAGCGCAGAGATTGGCTCATTTGCTTTCAAATTATAATAGGCCATTAGATATAGAACCAATAAACATTCCATATAAAAATGAATTTAAAGTGTTTATTGAACCAAAGATTATGGACAGTTATGAAAAATTTATAATTGTTGACTCTGGTTGTCTATCTGGAAATAACTTTACTAATGTTTTAAACATATTTTTAGATTATGGTATTAAAAGAGAAAATATATTACTTGTTTGTGAAGGATGTGATCTTAACTCCAAAATAATGCCAGATATATGCCCTATACATTTTGATGGAACTACCGATATGATACATTTTTGGTGGGAAACAAAAACTAATAAATTTGAGTGATGTATGAAAGATCCAAATGAAATTGTAAAAATAGAAAAAGCCATAGCTCAAAAATATGGTGAAGACACAATTGCTAATCCAAAACACTACTGGAACGAAGATAAAGAAAAAGAATACGTAGAGCAATTAAAAGAATTATCAGTAATAGAAACAAAACAACAGGAAAAAGACCAAAAAATAAATATTGATGGTATTTTTATTTCTAAAAAACTACTTAATAAAGACAGTAAAAGAACCTGTCCAGTTTGTTCTATTTATTCTTTTGACACCAAAGACGATCTATATATGAATAGATACGAATGTTGCTTCAAGTGCTACGTTCAGTGGGTAGAAGGAAGAGAAGAAAGATGGAAAACAGGTTGGAGGCCAAATGAAAGTAACGTTAACAAGAAGTGAACTAAAACAAATAATCCAAGAAGAATGGGACAGAGCAGAAGCTTTGCAACAAGGTTCTCCAACTGATGGATACGATGAAACTGTCGAGGGACAAGACCCAGAACTTGATAATGAAGGATACATGACTAAATCACAATTATATAAGATTGGTGATGTAGCCCTAAAACTCCATGATATGTTAAAAGACGGTCAAAACTTACCAGAATGGGCACAATCAAAAGTAGCCCAAGTTTCACAAGCAATCGATGATGTTTACCATGCTATGGAATATGATACAAAAAGAGGAACTATATAATGGCTACAACCCTTGAAATTATACAAGGCATCGCACAAGCAGCTTCACATGCTTATGACGGTTCACACATAGCAAAATATAATGCTGATGGTGAAGAAAGAAAAATAGGTCTTCGCAGAGAAGAAGGCGATCCAATACTTGATTCAAGAGTTATTGATGGTTTCAAAGTTAAGTTCAAAGGCAACAAACTTTGTATTACTTACCAAAGTGAAATTTCTATGAAAGAAGTTCACAAAGGTGGAAAGTTTGAAAATGAAATGGAACAAGTTATGGCTGATATTGTTAAATTTTTAAAGAAAGAATATAAGACAATTACAAAGAATAGCTTGTCATTAAAACCACTTGGAGAGGTTGATATCTTTGTTCAACCAGTTTCAAGAACCAGAACAGACCTTAGAATGTATCAAGAGTTTGAAATTACTTCACTTGATAAGAAAGCAGTTATTTCTGTAGGACTTCCAAGCGAAGATACCACAAGAGACATAACAAAGAAATTCCTTGCTATGGGAAGAGAGAAGGCAAAGAAACCTTCAAACGTTACTAGACCAGAAGAAAAGAAAAAAGAATAAAATGAAATGGCTACAGCATACCGACTTACAAAAGAACAAATTAAATCCGAAATTGTAAAGTGTGCTAAAGATCCAATTTATTTTTTAAATACATACGCAAGAATTTCGGACACACAGAAAGGTCCAATACCTTTTAGAACTTTTGAATTTCAAGATGAAGTTTTAAAAGATATGAAGGACTATCGTTTCAACGTAGTTCTTAAAGCTCGTCAGTTAGGTCTTTCAACAATCGTAGCAGGTTATATAGCTTGGCTAATGTTGTTCCACAGAGATAAGAATGTTCTTATCTTGGCAACAAAATTACTTTCAGCATCAAACATGGTTAAGAAAGTTAAATATATTATTAAGAGTTTACCAGATTGGTTAATGATTGCTGATGTATCGATAGACAATAGAAATTCATTTGAACTTACAAACGGTTCACAAATTAAAGCTTCCGCGACTTCTGGTGATGCAGGTCGTTCGGAAGCTCTTTCTTTATTGGTTCTGGACGAGGCTGCGTTTATCGAGAACATGAAAGAACTATGGACAGGTGTATATCCTACACTTGCTACTGGTGGTCGTTGTATAGCTATCTCAACTCCTAATGGTGTAGGTAACTGGTTCCACCAAACTTACTTGGATGCAGAGACAGGAACAAACGAATTTCATCCTATTAAATTACACTGGTCAGTCCACCCAGACAGAGATCAAGCTTGGTTTGAAAGAGAAACCAAGAATATGTCTAAGAGAGAAATAGCACAAGAATATGAATGTTCTTTTAATGCTTCTGGTGAAACTGTAATTGGTGCTGAAGAATTAGAACAAATAGAAAAGAATTGTAGTGAACCAAAAATAAGAACTTATATTGATAGAAACTTGTGGATATGGAAAGAATATAATTCAAGTCACTCTTACGTTCTTGTAGCTGATACTGCGAGAGGTGATGGTAAAGACAATTCTGTATTCCATCTTCTTAATTTGGATACTATGGAAATTGTCGCAGAGTATCAAGGTAAAATAACAACAGAAGATTTCGCAGAGCTTGTAGTGAATACTGGTAAAGAATATGGAAACTGTATGGTTGTTGTGGAAAACAATAACCTTGGGTTTTCGGTATTAGAAAAGATAGTAGACAAGGGTTATCCAAATGTTTACTTCTCAACAAAAGGTTCAGCAGAATTTGTTGACCAAGTAACCGCAGAGGGAACAACAAATACAGTCCCAGGTTTTACAACTTCACATAAATCAAGACCTTTAATCGTTGCGAAGATGGAAGAATTTATTAGAAACAAAAGTATTAAAATAAATTCAATAAGAACTTTCCATGAGTTAAGCACATTCATTTGGACATTTGGAAGACCACAAGCGATGCAGGGATATAACGACGATTTAGTTATGTCTTTGGCAATTGCTTGTTGGGTTAAAGATACTGTCTTCCAAACTAATCAAAGAGAGCTAGAATATAAGAAAGCGATGTTGACAGGCTTTACAAAAAGTAATACTATGTTTGATACAAAAATTCCAGGTATGCAAGGTTACAATAGGGACTTGTCTGTTTCTATACAAAAAGCAAAACAAGAATACGAACAATATTTTTGGATATATAAAGGATAACAAATGGCCGATCAAAACAAGAATAACACAAAGAACGCAGATTCAGCTTTATTTAAAAGATTAACAAAGCTTTTATCTGGTCCTATTGTTAACTATAACCAACCAGTTCAAAGTAGATATAGACGTAACCAGATGGATAAACTTGGTTCAAAGTTTACATCTGCTTCTGGTTTAGAATTTAAGAAATCAGCTTATAATCCTTATGAGAATTTCTCTTCCAAACTTATGTCAAATCAAAATCGTGCCGAAAGGTATATTGATTTTGATCAAATGGAATACATGCCAGAGATAGCATCAGCATTAGATATCTATGCCGATGAAATGACTACCTCTAACGAACTTACTCCACTAATGAGTATCAAATGTCCTAACGAAGAAATCAAATCAATTCTTCAAACCTTATATATGAAGACATTAAATCTTGATGCCAATTTATTTAATTGGTGTAGAAATATGTGTAAGTATGGAGATCACTTTGTTTATCTTGATATTGATGAACATTTAGGTATTAAATCTGCTATTGGTCTTCCATCAAGCCAAGTTGAAAGAATGGAAGGAAAAGATCCAACCAATCCAAACTACGTTCAATTCCAGTGGAACTCTGCTGGTATGACTTTTGAAAACTGGCAAGTAGCACATTTTAGAATTCTTGGAAACGACAAGCACGCTCCATATGGAACTTCTGTTTTGGATTCATCAAGAAGAATCTGGAGACAGCTTACTTTACTTGAAGATGCGATGATGGCTTATCGTATTACAAGATCGCCAGAACGTAAAGTATTTTATATTGACGTTGGAAATATTCCTCCACAAGAAATTGAACAGTTCATGCAAAGAGCTATGACTACTATGAAAAGAAATCAAATAGTCGATGCTACAACTGGTCGTGTTGACCTTCGTTATAATCCTATGTCCGTTGACGAGGATTACTTTATTCCTGTTCGTGGTGGAGTAAATAATAATAAAATTGAATCACTCCCAGGTGGACAATTTGCTTCTGCTATTGAGGACGTAAAATACTTAAGAGATAAACTTTTTGCTGCTCTTAAAGTTCCTATGTCTTATCTTATTAGAGGTGATGGAGCAAGCGAAGATAAAGCAACGCTCGCTCAAAAAGATGTTCGCTTCGCAAGAACAATTCAAAGATTACAAAGAGTTGTTGTTGGAGAGTTAGAGAAGATTGGTATAGTTCATTTATTTACTCTTGGGTATAGAGGTTCAGATCTTATATCATTTAAGCTTTCTCTAAACAATCCATCAAAGATCGCAGCACTACAAGAACTTGAACACTGGAAAACTAAATTTGATGTTGCTGGTGCTGCTACTGAAGGCTACTTCTCTAAGCGTTGGATTGCTCATAATATCTTTGGTATATCTGACGAAGAATTCCTCCGTATCCAAAGAGAACAATTCTATGATCGTAAATTCAACGCTACACTTGAAGCTGTTGGTGCTCAACCACAAGGCGGCGGTGGAGGTGGCGGTGGAGGTCTT